TACATAAGGTTTTCGTCTTTCATATAAGGTTGAATTATACAATATTTGTATTCCATTATTAGTATTTTTATTTTTTACATTTTCATTTTTAAAAATGTGTTTAATGATATCAAAATTATAATTAGGTAAAAATTCCCAATCAGATAAATTTAATTCTTTCTGGTTTCCTAATTCATCAATAATAAAAGTATTTTGATATTTTGCCTTCTTTTCAATAACATATAAATCCACTCTTTGTAAAACATTAAATAATTGTTGCGTTTGTTTTTCTCCAAAAATATGTAAATATACCAATTGATTTTGTTTTGTCATTAAATTGTACAATTTATTTTCCGGTCTTCTCCAAGAAGATGGAGTTATAAATGCTAAGAATCCATTATCTTTTAATAGGGTAAATGATTTTATAATAAATTTATCCCATAATGTTTTATTTCCATGAGCTCCTTTTCTTTCTCCTTGTTGCGCTATTTGAAATGGCGGATTACATACAATTACATCAAATAACTGCTTTTCATTTTCATTTTTAAAAAACTGGGTTCTCCATTTTTCTTCTTCAAAAAAATTAGAACAACATATGTTCGCATTTGGTCCAAAAATTTGTTGCGATATTTTAACATTGTTAGGATTTATTTCTATCATATAAAGCATATTTTTAATAATATGGGTCCCCTTTTCTTTTTTGGTATCATAATGAATGCCATTTTTATTATATGTGTCAGGCAGTTCTTCCATAAGTTTTTGATAAACCATCATAAAAAAATTGCCTATTCCATTTGCTGGATCAATCCATTTAGCTTCAGGAGTTTTCCATATTGTTAAAGGAATGTTATATAATAATTCATTTATTAATGATAATGGTGTAAATACTTCGCCAAATTTATCTTTTTCTTTTTTTCTTACAGGCAAATATTCTTCTATTTTAGTTTGAATTTCTTCAGACGTCATATCAAAAATGAATGTATTTTTTGTTTTTATCATTATATTATTCTTTAATATTATGAATTATTATATTTATATATAAACTATACATTTAACTATTATATTTAATATCTTCTTACAGCTCTTATTGCTGATTGTGCTCCAGAATAATCATTGCCTCCAAATGAACGATCATTGTAGTTTCTGTTAATTGCTTGGTTCTTTTTAAAACTAATATAATCAGATCCATCGTATACATATTTACCATTACACGCAGACGCAGGAACAGTGGCATTAAGTTGATTACTACTATATAATGCGGATGGAGTACATGATGCTGAAATAGAACCAAACCGACCTCTTAACCCTTTAAGACCGGGTCGGCTTTGATAACTTTGACATGTGCCTCCACATGAATAATCTTGACGACTCAATATATCACCCGCATTGTTAACAGCTCTAAAAGGGCCAATAATTCTTTTAGGATACGAACTACCAGATGCGCTAGATGTATTCCATGCGTCTTTTAAATAAAAACGTGTTCTAGCAAATTCATCAGAATTATCATGATCTATAATTGGTTGAGGCATAATGCCTCTAATGCCTCCTCCAAGTTGAGGGTTTCCGCTTTTATTATTAATATTATATCCTAGACCAGGAATCACACGAATTAAATCTCCTAAGCCACCAGTTGACCAGCCGGATTTTCCTGTAGCAGATGGTGAAAAACCTATTCCAACACTATTTGACATTTATATTATACAATAATAAAAAATTTTAATAACATTTCTAAATGTAATGTATAACTAACAAAATAACTAATTAATAATATTATATTTTTATATTTTCATATTTTATAATATGTTTAACTATAGTTTGTTAGTTAGTGCTATTGTTTTTGTTTGTTTAGATGCGGTTTATTTAAATTTTATGAAGGACTATTTTAATAATCAAGTACAAATTATTCAAGGAACCAAAATACAATTTAATTTATTAGCTGCGTTAATATGTTATATATTTTTAATTTATGGATTAAATTATTTTATTATTCGCCCTAGAAAAAGCCCAAGTGATGCGTTTCTTTTAGGATTGGTTATCTATGGAACATACGAAACTACAAATTGGGCTATTTTTACTAAATGGTCTCCTTTATCTGTTATTATGGATACATTGTGGGGTGGTATATTATTTGCGTCAACTACAACTATTGTTCAATTTTTAAGATTGAATTAACGTATTAACATGTTAATATAAAGAAAAAATAATTTTTATATTAATTATTTGTTATTTTACAAATTTACTATTTACTATTTTAAAACTATGATTAATTTAATGATCTGTAATAACTCTAGGAACAACATTCATTGTTGTCAGCTCTTGAAACAATAATTTACAAGCATACGGTATTTCTACATATGCGAAATCAGATCTATTATCACATGTTCTACAATGATGAATATGCATCTCATTATTATATGACGCAACCAGACCACATCGCTTACAAATATGTACTGAATATTTATCCGACGCATCATACATTCTACCTCTTGTGAATTTTGCCGCACCATGTGACACCATCGCGTCTTTTTCCATCTCACCAAAACGTAGACCACCATCTCTGCTACGACCTTCTGCCGGTTGTCTTGTCAGATTTACCATTGGACCAATTGATCTGCTATGTTGTTTGTCATTTACCATGTGTTTTAGACGCTGATAAAACACGGGCCCCATAAATACATTACATTCAATTTGTTCCCCAGTTAAACCATTATGCATTAATACATTACCATGTGCTTCATATCCTAGTTCCAATAATTTAGTTGATATGTCATCCACATGTAGCTCACCAAAGCTAGTTCCATCTCCAAATAATCCAAGCTCAATTAGTACTTTTCCTAAAAGTGTTTCTTTGAGTTGACCAATTGTCATACGAGATGGAATCGCATGCGGATTGATAATAATATCAGGTCTGTCGCCGTTGCTTGTGAATGGCATGTCTTCTTCGGGGATGATGTTACCAACTGTTCCTTTCTGTCCGTGCCGGCTAGAAAACTTATCACCAATTACAGGCTTTCTTGTCGTCCTTAGTCGTACCTTTGCGAAACTATATCCGTCGCCATTGCGGTCAATATAATTCTTATCAATATAGGTCTCTTCTGTAGTTCGGTATAATTTACTCTGGTCATCATATTTAATAACCTTAGTATGATCATTTCTATTTTCCTTAATAGGTGTCACTTTAGCAATAATAACGTCGCGATTTTCTACTAACGAGTTTTCTGGCATGACTCCTTTTGAATTGACCTTGCCATAATTTCCGAACTTCATTCCTTTGGTTTTGGTCTGGTCTGGTTTACATCGTATTTCTTCGTCGCCATTAATCTTCTGTTTGTCTTCATCTTTCTCTGTGTGATAAATAGTTGTTTGAAATAGACCTCGATCAATAGAACCTTTATTTATAAGAACAGAGTCTTCCTGATTGTAGCCCGTATGCGTCATAATAGCTACATTAATGTTACAACCGGATGGAATTTTATTCAGTTGTATCAAGTTCATGACACGAGTGTCTACAAGCGGTCTTGTAGGATAATTTAGTACATAGGCAGTCTTGTCCATACGCTCGTTGTAGTTTGTCGCATACACTCCCATTGCTTGCTTCGCTTGCGCACACTGATATGTGTTTCTCGGCGACTGATTGTGTTCCGGGAAGGGAATACATGAAGACACTACTCCAAACATGGTGCTAGGATGTATTTCACAGTGAGTAAATCTTAACATGCTATTAGTTATAGCAACAAGATCTTTCGGTTTGGTAGCAATCATAGAATTATTCTGCTCTTCTGGATCAATATATTCCAAAATTGCTTGGTCAATTTTACAATCGGTAAACAAATCATCCCATGAGATAATATTGTTTGTAAGATCCTTCAAAATTTGCGGAGTTAATAAGATATTTTGATCTTTTACTCTAAGTAAAGGCCGTGTCACACGTCCGCTATCATTACATACGCGAATTTCGCCCAACTTGTAATCAAATATAATAGAAGTATAAATATTGATAATTCCTTTATATTTCATTTCCTTTAGCATAAGATACAGTTCTTGCGGATTTTCTGTAATACCGATCCAAGCACCATTAATGAACACTTTTACTTGGTCAGACAGTTCCATTGGACTTAAATTCTCAATGCTTTTTATTTGAGGCGTAATGTAATCGTAAAGTGATTTGCTATTTGAATGAATAGTTATGTGCGACATGTAGCTCAGGTTCTTTACGATACCAACTGAAGCACCTTCTGGGGTATTGTGCAAAACGAGACCATCTTTAGAGCAAAATCTTCCGCGCTTATCGTGAAGTTGCCAACCCACGTAAGGACCAATTCCGGCTTTTAACAAATTAAATTTACTAGACATAAATGATTTGCTTCTTAAAAGCTGTGTTTTGTTTTCAATAGGAACCATTTTTTTACGAGGAAGAAGTGTTGGAATTTCATAAATTTTGTGTCCTGTAATTGTTAGTTCTTTGTAAGTACTAAACTTTTTATCTCCACTCTTTTCATCAGTCCATTGACTTGTTCCTTCTTTTACTCCACACGAAAATCCAAGAGACATTGCTAGCGTATACGCATCCTCAATTATTCTATAATTTGCCGGCCCTTGACAAATACGTATTTCACGGCCTTCTGTGCGAACTGAACCATCTGTATCTATTAATCCGGCTAAAACTTTTAAACGAGTGTCTCTGTCATTTGTAAGATATTCATTTGGAATGTGTTTATTATTTAAAAGATTGTATTTGCGAAGATATTTTTTAAGAGGTGCTTCTTCTACTCTGTTACATAATCCAGCGACGCCAGCGTCTTTATTTTTCTTAGAAACAATTGAGAATGTATATCTTTCATTTTTTGTAATTATCGCTTCATTTTCTTCTGCCCATTTTTCCCAATAAGCTAAGGTCTCAAAATCAGTTTTATAATTTAAAGCAAATCCGGTTCCAGCACTAAGACCATCTCCAAGCCATAATCCAAGCAAATATGGGTCCATTTCAACATCTTTTTTTGGCCAATTAATGCCTTCTACTTTGAATAGAACCAGATGGTCTTTTGTTGTTTTGTTGAGTTTTAAATAATTTTCAATAGTTATATCCAATGTATCATCATCATCAAAACTATTTACAAAATCTTCCGCTTCTTTTAGAGATATAAAATTTTTTCTTTGAAAATTTATTTCTTTGCGATTAAGAAATTCTACCATATGAGTATATTTTATATTTTCACTTGATTTTCTAATAGATTTGTGACGGCGTATTTTGAGAGTAAGAATATGATTGTCGGTAACTCTGTGTTTCATAAAATTACATTTATCTGGAATAACATCATACATATTCTTAAATCCAGAACAAGTAGTACGAACCTTTGTTGGATTTCCAAGATCATCAACAAGGATATCATCTATCATTATGTCTCCAGCACGCTTAGAAGTGCCATCCCACATTAAAATCGGGGTTTCTGGGTCAAAACATTCTGCAGGACATAAGAAGCCGAAAGAGGTGCTATGTAACTTACGAGGTGGTACTAGTTTACCACTTTTATCACTGGGAGTAGAAATTCTGCGTAAGTGACTTAAACTGGAAACATATGTTAGACGATTGAGAACTTGAGCAACACCAACTTTATTTGAATTCGCATGTTTGATACCAAAGTCACCCGTTGCTAAAGCGCGTTTGAAACCATTCTCAATCGTAGTTGACTTGACAATTTTATAAATGTTGGTCAAATTGATAATATTTAAGTAATCTTCCGTAGAGCGCCAGCTGCCATTATTGATTTCCTTAACAATTTGTTTTTCCATGTCTTTGACTAATTTGTTAAAATGATTTCGGAACAAGTTGTTGAGAGATGTTCCGGTTAAATCAATGCGCTTGTTAAGGTATGAGTCGCGATCATCTGCTTTAATCCATTCAAAATTGGCTCGCATCAATTTGTTTGCCATGTAACCAAGGAAGTAAATTTTCTGCTGCGGAGTGTTACAGTGTGGAAATAAATCGTTGTGTAAGACGTCTAATGTGAATTCATACTTTTTTTTAGCTCCAGTTTCTTTGTCCATATTGATGGGAGTGTAAATAACAAATGCCATAATAAATTTAATGGCTTCCTCCTTATTAATAAATTTATGTGCTTCAATAATAGAAGCTTGTAAATTTTGTAACATTTCACTGTATTTTTCGTTATCCAAATTAAGCAAAATGTACTCACAAATTTCTTTATCAGACATTACACCAAGAGCACGAAATACGATAAATAAAGGAATTGGTTGCTTCACGCGAGGAATTTGAACAACAATTGGTTTTCCGAATCCATTGTTTTTAGAGCTGATCATCATGTTAATTTGTTTAGGGGAAATACATTTAAAGTCAGGAACCGATTTTATTTCAGCAGACCAATCATATTTGGTATTATTTTTACTTATATTGAAACAATAAACGCGATTTTCGGCAGCACGTTCTTGCCCCAATACAGTCTTTTCAGAACCATTTATAATAAAATATCCACCCGCATCATGACGGCAGTCTCCAGTGTGCTCGTTATCTACATATTTGTATTGACTCAAAACACAAATATTTGATTTTAACATGATGGGTAATTTACCAATATGAATTTTAGACAAAGTTTTATAAAATGTGCTGGTATTACAAAGATTTTCACCATTCCTAACAATGTACCGAATATTGATGTCAATTGTCATAGCAGAAGCATATGTAAAATTACGAAGACGAGCTTCTTGAGGGAACATCAATTTAATAGCGCCATTGTTTTCATGAATTTGAGGACGATAAATGTGGAAATTTTCAAATTTAATAAATATTTCAAGTGAATATTTGCCTGATTCCTTGTCAAAGTCATTTTCGGATTTGATATGAACTTCATTGAACATGTCAATTGTTTGAGGCAGTTGAAGACCGACAAAATTATTGTAAGATTCTACTTGATGCCTTACAAGTCGGTCTAAATGTTTGTCCTGAAAATATGAGCCAATAATAGTCCATGGTGCTTCAATGTAAGTATCTTTAGATGGATCAAAAGCTTCCTTTATTTTTTCCTTGATAGAAGATGTATCAACAATAGGCGTTCCGGGTTCCTCTATTTCAAAATCAATAGGAGAAACAGTTTTTTTTTCTGCTTTATTTGGTTTATTAGATTTATTTTTTTTAGATGAGTTCATTTGATTAGAAGACATTATAGGTTTAGACTTTGGTTTTACTATTAATGAATCCATAGATACGGTTATTTTATATTTCAATTTATTTTTAAGTTGTTTTTAAATAAGATTATATTGTGTTTGCGTGGAACTAAATTATTACAAATAATAATAAATTAAATAATATAAACAGTTCTAACCATTGTAATATAATAAAAGAATATACCTATGAATAACCGAATTAGTAAAAAAACAAATAAACCTACATTTAGATCATCTACTGATGTAAATAATTATAATAAATTTTTATTAGATCTTGATCAAAAACAAATAAAAGAAGAAAAGGAAACAAATAATGTAAACATTAAATGCGCTAAAAATGTAACAAATGATTATACAAAAATAATTAATTACTTGAAACATATAGAAAAAGAATATGATACATACAAGTCACATATAAATCAACCAATCACAACTAATGAAATGGGTATAGATCCAAATAGA